CTCTTTCTTGATAAGTTCTTGCTGACAAATCATTTCATAGATAGATTTTTTAAAATTGTCCTTAAATTCAAATCTACCTAATTTTTCTAATTCGTCAGTAGTAGTCTTTGGAACACTAAAAGCTTGAGAAACAGCTTCTGATAACTTTAATGAGTTAGTTATTTCTGGAACTTGAGACTTTATACTATCTTGATTCTCGGCTAAGAAGGTTACTAACTCAGGTATAATCTCAACAAACCTACTAAATTCCTCTGCTTCAAGGATGTTGTGGGATTCATTAAAGATTTGAGTCTTCTTCTTCAGCTTAGATGCTGTATTATCATAAGAGCTTCTAGAAACTATTATATCAATCACATCTGTAAATTTATCTTCAGCGGAGGTATACTCATCTTGGTACAGCCCCTCTAAAAACAAAGAGATTTGATCTTTTACTTTAGAATCAAATCTCTCGGTGTCCGTGAATATGGAAGAATCTTCAATATTTATGTTTTCAAGAACATAGTTATTATCTTTGACGGAATAATTTCCCGAAATAACTTTATCACTCTCGGTAATATAAGTAACTCTCTTCTCAGTATCTTCAATCGAGAAAAGTTGAAGGTTTTCTCTTAATGAGTACCCCAAATAGTCTCCTAGTTTAACTAAGTTAGTGATATTCTTATTTCTAGACTCAAATATTTTTAGCATGTATATAGACCCCAACCATTAATAGGCTTCTTTATTATATAGGATTGTTTTTTTAATAATATTTATAAATTTTCCAATTTTAAAGCATTTATAGACTCCACAAGAGACATTTGTTTGCTTTTTTTGCCATATTTGTTAGATATATAGGATTTTACCCTCTCAATATCTTCAGCGGTGGCTTTTGTTGCGTTAGGCTCTTCTGGTGGAAGGGGTGCCTGCCCAGCGGGGCCAACATTTTGGTTACCTGCTGCTGGCCCAGGCCCACCAGGATTTGTGGCAGCCTGCTCTACAGCCTGTTGGTCCTGAATCTTCTGAGACTCCTCCTGTTGTTCCGCTTCCAGCTTCTCTTTTACGACCTCAATCTCCTGATCAGTCATGTCATAAAACTCTTTGTAAACCATCTCGGTAGGGAATAATTTAGTTCCTAAAACAGCCTGTACAATTCTAGCTTTTGCCTCATCTAATTCTAATTTTCTCTTAGTAAAAATATCAGACGGGTCTGGTAATTCTATAAAAACTTCATTAATTAAAGTTTGTGGGAACTCTTTTAATTTTAAATGTCTTTTAGCTATGGAGGTTAGCCCTCTACACACACATTCCTGCACCCTAACTATGGTTCTAGCAAATTTCACATCTAGTTGTGCTAAGTTAGCCTTTCTCTCAGGAGACTTATCAAACTCTACCACATAATCCTTAGGTATTTTCATGGTTGCAAGAAGTTTATCTCTAAAGTACTTAACATCATCTACTTCCCCTAAGTTTTCGGCACCCTTAAGAGTATCTATCTTAGTGCCTTCCCCACCTCTAACTGGAACGAAATAGTCCTCATCTGCTGCAAGAGGGTTATATCTGGCATCAATTTTACCATTAGCGAAAAACTTCTCTTTTTTATATCTTTGTTTAACATCTTCCATAAAAGATTCCGCTCTTGAAGTAGGTAAATTACCCACATCAATATAGAAGATGCGTCTTTCTGGGGCTCTTGCTAATCTATACACCAACATAGCATCTTCCATTAATTTTAATGATCTGAAAATACTTACTGCTCCCGCTGCTATAGATTTACCGTAAGGGTAGTACTTAGGATCAGAAGTATGTAACCTAAAATGAATTATCTGATTTCTATCAAGTTCTATATACTTCTCATTTCTTTGAAATGGCTCAGGTGCGCTCTCAAAAGAATTACTCTCTGGTATTTCTTGTAGAAATCTTTCTAAATACCCATATGCATTTTCTACTCTAATTATATGATTAGGATTTAATATCTTCAGTCTACGCAACCCTGACTTAGGTTTATTAACATCAGCTATTATCTCCATAAAGCAGTCCCCGTACTTTACAGTATTCCTTACTATATCCCAATATATACTTTTTAATTTTACTTTATTAAATAATTTATTTACTTCTTCAACAACTAGCGTACTATCGGAAAGTACTTTCCATCTTCTATTCTTTGTATCCTTCTGAGTAGACTCATCTGAATATATATCAAATGCAGCAGTTATCTCTGGGTAATCATCCATTCTCTCATATTCAGAATATCTCCTCTTCCTATTAATTTCTATCTCAGGTAAAAATGGTAACCGTTGATGATAACCACTAAACATTTTAGGGGGTCTAATGGGTTTTTCTGGATTAATAAGGGTATCACCAGCTAAAGTCTCCGCATCTTTTAAATATGGCAGCGCAGGAGTAGCAAAGAACTTAGCGAAAAACTGACCTATCTTACCTCTTGGGTAAGCATAGGTCATTCCCTGACCAGGACCACCAAAAGTAGTATATCCAGGACCAGCATCCTCATTAAGTTTATTTTCATTTATTTCAGAAGCCATGAGATATCCTCTTCTACAGTACCACCATAACTTTTAAGATTTTTAAGCCTTACAGGGGCTAAAAGCTTCTCTGTTGGTGTTTTTCCGTGCCTGTCAATAAAACTAACAGGTATTGTCTCTAAATATGTAGTCATCCCAAAGGCGCAAAGAGCTAAACTAGTTACCAAATCATCATGTTTAGACTTTTCTGCCTGGGCTTTCCCTGCTAAGGATACTATGAAAGTGTTCAGTTCTCCTACAGTTCGTTTAGAGTTAATTTTAATCTTATTTAGTCGTAAGCACTCTTCCATCATAGCCAATATTTCTTCTCTATTCTTAGTAGTTACCTGAATTCCAACATTTCTTTTATCATCAAAGTACAGGTTCTCGTATTGTAATCTTTCAAATAAATGATCTATTAAGTTATGCCCAATAGTATTACGCTCTAAGAATATAACAGCTAGATTATATCTCTGACCAACCACATTTAAAACTTCTGCCAACTCATTAATGGGAGTTGTATTTGAGTAGTATTCAGCTACCTGCTCCCCACTATACGCATCTAATACATGAAACGCCGAAAAATCCCGCTCCCTACCTAGAGATACATCCACTCCTATGATATACTGCCTTGACGGTTGCGGGTCTTCCCAAACATACATCCTGTTATTATAAGTTCTATATAAAGGCTTCTTCACTCTGCTATCCATATTGGTAAGAATAGTCCCTTCTATATAAGTCTCACCAGTACCTAAGAACTCACACTCATACTCCTGTAGCCACTTCTTGTGACTCATATTAGACCTAGTAGTTTCTTCCCACTTATCAATATTGATAGGAGGTTCTCTTTGCTCCATAGCTTCATATAAATGATCGTACCCTTCAATTCTAGTATACTCAGGATGATCTTGCCAATTAATCTGTATAGGATTAAATGAGTTTGCTCCTTCTATGGATCTATACCAAGTATCATAATACCAGTTACCTACACCGTTTACGGTGGATAGTACAAACGCTCTACCACCAGTAGAGATGATAGGATAAACAGCAGCCCAAATACTTTCAATATGTTCAATGAATGCAGCCTCGTCAATAAACAAAAATGAGCCAGCAAGAGATCTACCAGACTGCTTGCCTGATGGACGAGACTTAATAACAGATCCTGTACTAAGTTTTAAGTTGTGCATGTTCTCCTGTAATATAGTAGGCTGTAGAAATGCAGGAAGTTCATCAAACATGATCTTAATTCTATCCAAAATCTCAGTAGACTCCGTATCTCCCACAGAAAGGAACACAATGGTTTTATGCTCTTGAAATATAGCCATCCACAATGCATAAGAAGCTGAGATAGTCGTACATCCAGCCTGACGGAACTTACGAAGAATATTAAATCTGTTATTTTCAAGACAATCAACAATCATCTTTTGAAAAGGATACAGTTTAAATGGCACTAATCCCCTTACTGGGTGTACAACTTTGATATAATTAGATATAAAGTATATCGGATCAGACTTACACCGTTTGTATTCTTCTTTTATTTTAGCTAGTTGAGATTTATCCATGAAGATATTTGCATTTATATGTACCCGTAAAGAGCCTTTACCTAATTATACACAAAAATTAGTCTCCTATTTATCTAGGTGCAAAATAGAAGTAAAACTTCTAATTGGTAAGAAAAGTATATTTGAAGCTTATTCGGAAGCTGTAGGAAACGAACTAATAAAGGATGAAGATATTGTAATATTCTGTCATGATGATATTGAAATTATCATGGACCCACAACAATTCATAGATGTTTTAATTAAAGCCTCCAGGAAACCTAACGCTGGATTCTTCGGTCCTGCTGGAACAACTAAATTATCTCAAGACGCAGTATGGTGGAATCAGAATATATGGAGGGAAGGAGGACATAGAGGTTTAGTCATACACGGAACCAATATTACAGAAGGACAATACACTTTCTATGGTGCGCCAGGAAGAGTAGCATGTCTAGATGGATTATTTTTAGCTATAAAGGGAAAAGCACTTAAACAACTAGATTTAACTAAACCAGAGTACTTCGAAGGAGAGTGGGATTTCTACGATATTCATTATACTATACAAGCACATCAAAAAGGGCTCTATAATACAGTTGAGCCTATCTTTTTACTGCATAGATCTATAGGGGAACTAGCTGGTAGAGATTCATGGCATAAGAACAGAATAGCATTTATCAATGCTACACAATTACCAATAACCGTATAATGGAATCATTAAGCGAGAAGTACCTAAAACTATTATCTGAATACGAAGAACTACTAAAGAAGTTTAAAAATCTTCCTCCTCCTCAGGAAGCTTCTTCCCAAGATACAAATTGTGAACAATGTGAACAAAGAGTTCAAAACTGTTCTAATGCATATTCTACCCTTTATGATGCCAATAGACAATTAGTACAAGAAATTACCAAATTGTATAAGATGGGGGTACCCCCTAGAATAAGTTCTTTCTTTTCTACAATCATACCTTGGATTAAGAATGGCTTTAAAGTATCTACCTCAGCAGAAGATAGGATTTCTATGTGTAAAAAATGTGATCTATTTATTAATGATACTACATGCCAAGCTTGTGGATGTTATATGATAGCAAAAACTAAAATACCACAAGCATACTGCCCAGTAGGAAAATGGAAAGCTGAAAAACCTAAAGAAGATTAGGAAAGTAATTTCGCCATCTTAGGATAGATAGTGTGTGCAGCCA